TGGAGAAAGCCAGGCAGCACAATGCGGCCCAGCGCAGCCAACTCATGCAGGAGCTGAATCTGCCCCTGGAGCGCGGCGGGAGTTACTCCGGCCCTGCCCCCGGGGAGGACGCCAGGCAGTACGCCAATAGGCAGTTGTCCCTTGATGATGCCATGCAGGAGGCTGACCGCGGTCGCACCTTAGCCTGATAAGGAGCGAATACGATGTTTACATGGACTTATGACGCAACGGACGGGGTATGGAAAAACCACGCCCTGTCCAACGAATTACTGAAGATCGCCGCCCGGGATTTCGTCCTGGTGCGGTTTACAAAGAAGCAGCCGAATTTCGGCGCCGGCATGGGGCAGAGCGTAACCCTGCCCTATTACAAAGCCCTGGACGAGCCGGACACCCCGCAGCTGGATGAGCGGATGCGGGTGCCCATCGATGAATTGGAAATGGCCGGCCGGTCCATCACTGTGGTGGAGTGGGGCCGTGGTTGCGGTTACACAAATCTGGCGGATGAGTTTTCCAAGGTTTCCCCCAAGAAGGGCGGCCAGAAGCGGCTGCTGGACCAGATGAACGCCTGCATGGATACCGGGGCCGCCGCCGGGTTCAAGGAAGCTAAGGTGTGTTTTACACCAACCTCAGCTTCCGCCGGCACCATCGATACGGATGGGGCTCACAGTGTGGCGGCCACCAGCAATCTGACCGCCGCCCATGTCGGCCTGATCAGGGACTACATGGTTAATGACCTGCATGTGCCGTACTTTGAGGGCGGCGACTATATCGGCACCGTGGCCACTAAGGGTCTGCGCGGCCTGAAAAACGATACCGCCCTGCAGGAGTGGCATAAGTACCTGGCCAAGGGTGACATCATTTTTAAAAGCGAGGTGGGCAAGGTGGAGAATGTCCGCTTTGTCGAGGTGAGCCACGAGCAGGCCCTGTCCAACGGGGTCGGCACCGGCAGCGTGCTGGGCGAAGGGCTGATCTTCGGAGACGACGCCGTGCGCCGGGTCGAGGTTGATTCCCCGCACCTGCGGGCGGATCCAAACTATAAGGGCGATTTCGGCCGGCGTAAGGCGATTATCTGGTATGGCCTGATTGCCTTCGGCAGCACATTCATGACAGCGGATGACCGCGAAGCCAGAATCGTGCGTATCGGTTCCCTGTAATCAGCAACCCGGATCGTGATTCCGGATAAGGAGGTTTATGATGTTAGGTGATCATATCAGTTCATTGCCGTTCGATCTGACCGGCACGGAGAGCGCGGCCGGGCTGGCGTTGACCCAGGCGGCCGGAGACCTGGCCGTGTTTACCGTGCCGTTCAAGTGTGTGCTGCTCTACAGCGCCTTGTGCGTCACGACAGCCTGCGCCGGCTTAACCACTACCCCCATCGTCAAGCTGGACAAGCGGCCCACCGCCGGCTCGGACACCGGCCGCGGCGATGGTGATGCCGGGGTATTCACTCTCGGCACCATGGCCCAGGGGAAATTTGTTTATTTTATGCCAACCTCTCGGGTTGAACTGGAGCCCGGCCAGGAGGTGGTCATGCAGTTGACGCAGATCGCCGCAGGCACAGGCGCCGCCGGGGCCTGCCGGCCGGTGCTGGTGGTGGAGCATGCCGCGGAAACCTGGGGCAACCTGGATAGCGCCGTGGCCGCCGCGTAATAATCGATAAGAACGATTCGCCCGGCCACACACGGCCGGGCGAACTGATGGAGGAAGCAGATGCAGATTTTGAAGGTGAAAAAGCCGGGATCAAATACCTCAACGAAAGTCAGGGTTTTGCGCAGCTGGGCCAACGCCAAAGGCACTACCATCTACCTGCACCATAACGGGGTGTATGGCTATAAGGACGGAGCACCGGTGAGGAGCGAAAGCGAGCTGCTGGACGGGATCCACGCCCCGGTACAGCAGGCCATCGCCGTGCGCTGGTGGAGAAGTATCGGCCAACGACTGGCAGAGGATTACTACGCGGCCAGGATGCAGACGGAAATGGCGGCCAGCTCCGACTTCCAGATGCTGGATGACGGGGCCAACAGCGCCCTGGATATGACCATGTACCGCCGCCGGTGTGTCAAGCCAGGGTCAGCCGTGTCCGGGCCGAAGAGCTGGATGGAGACTGGTTTCCCGGAGCGTCCGGACTGGTGGGGCCAGGCCCGTATGATCGAGGTGGGCGAGTGGGTGTATGAGCGGGTGGATGAGCTGGTGGATGAAAAAGATACCATTCCGCTCTCTTCTCTTACGCCTCCCCTTGTGTCGCTTAAAGGCGACGGCAGCGGCGGCGACACGGGGGCATAAGATATGGCGGACGGTGATGTCCGGATCTGCCTGGCGTGCAAGACACCAAGCATCGAGGATGACCGGGAGTGGGTGGATCCGCAGCGCTGTCCGCGCTGCGGATCCCTGTTTGACGAGACGGTCGAGCGGCCCGGGCCGCAGGTGTTCCATTTTGTGATTCCCAAGGATATGCCGTCATGATGTTGTCGGAAAAACAACAAAAATTTACTCATATGGTGGCCCTGCTGATTCTGCACGCCGAACAGCTGGGCTATGCCGTGACCTTTGGCGATGCCTATCGTGATAAGCGGGTCCCTTACGGCAGCGAGAAAAGTCTGCACCGGCAGCGGCTGGCCGTGGATCTCAATCTCTTCCGGGACGGGTTGTATCTATTTGCCACGGAGGCCCATCAGCCGCTTGGGGAATACTGGGAAAGTATCGGCGGTACATGGGGCGGCCGGTTTTCCGACGGCAACCACTACAGCCTGGCGCATGAGGGGATGAAGTGAAAATAGTAAAAATCACCCTGTGGGATGGTGGCGAGTATTACACCGACAATCAGGACAGCGGCTATATCCGCCGGTTCATCGAGCGGGCCAGGGTACTGTTTGCGGAGGAGGAGCGCGGCGCCGAGATGCTCGGCCAGCTTGACATCATGGAGATGACGGGCGAGAAGTACAGCGCATTACGAAAACAGCAGCCGACGGACGCGGCGGCGCTATTCGGGGAGGATGAAGATGAGGGGCAAATCAGTGGAGGTAGCGGTGAATAAAATCAAGGAAAAACCAAGAACAAGCCTGCATTTCCCCAAGGATGGCGGGGTGACGCCGGAAGGCTTGTCTGATGTGGGGGTCGATGAGCGGGTAACCGTGGTGTTGAAAGGCAAGCTGGTCGGCATTACCACCTCTGATTGGGACGGCAGCCGGCACATTGAGCTGCAGATGAGCAGTTGCGCGCTGCACGGCAAGCAGGTCAAGGTGACCCTTGATGACGCCCTGCAGCAGTCGGAGAGGAAGCGCTAATGGACGGCCATTCCCTGATCCTGGAGATGCTGGATTTTCTGGACCGGAGCGAGTCGCATTTCGACCTGCTCGGTCCGCGGCGCCTCTATGGCAGCCTGGATGAGGCGGCCTGTCAGTTTGCCAGGGTTACCGGCGTTCTTACCAGCGAAGCGGTGTTGATCACGGTGGCCGGCCAGCAGAGCTACAACCTGCCGCCTGATTTCATTCGCCCCCTGGTCAGGACCCGCGGCGAGCGGTTTGTGGTCCGGTATGCCACGGCGGCCGGCGCCACCTCCTGGATCCCCAAAACGGATTACAGCCGGATTTTCCTGGCCAACCGCACGGACCAGGTGGAAATTCCATCCTGTTTCTGCATCCGGCAGCGGGCTGTTGCCGCGGATCCCATCAGCGGCACGGTGACGGCGGACGGCAGTAAGAGCGGCGGAGTGGTCGAGCTGGTTGATGACCTGGCTGATTTCAGCGGGGTCATGGTGCGGGACATAGTGCATAACACCACAAAAAATACCAGGGGCCTGGTGTTGGCCGTCAACGGCAGCACCAGCCTGACCTGTGCCATGTTCCCTACCGGCCGGTCTTCCTTTGTCAACGGCAACAGCTATGTGGTGCGGCCGGAGAGCCGTGAAACACTTCTTTTTGACGCTCCGTGCGCCAACAGCGGCGACACCATGACGTTGCCCTGCGTGGTGCTGCCGCCGCCCATCTATCACGATTATGCCTTTCTCGGCCTGCCGCCGGAGTCCGGCCGGGCCATTGCCGCCGAGGGAGCCTATATCTTCGCCATCCGGAACAACGGCTTTAAGGCCAAGGCCGAATGGCACAACCTTTTCCTGGCGGAGATCCGGCAGCACAAGATCGACCGGGCGCAGGCTATCCTGCAGGGCTCTCCGGACCAGGGGATGATGTAAAAAATACAGGAAATATAACTTCATGGGAACCATTACCGTCGCTGATCGCATCGCCCTGGCCTCGCAACTGCTGGATGATCCGGCCGGGGAACGCTGGAATGCCGCGTTCCATCTCAAGTCCATCAATGACGGGCAACGGGATATTGTCAGTCTGCGGCCTGATGCCAACCCGGTTACGGCGACGGTGCAGCTGGCGGCCGGCAGTTTCCAGGAGGTGCCGGCCATCTATTCAGCCCTGGTCGGGCTGCGCTGCAACATGGGCAGCACCGGCAGCGTCTGGAGCCGGATGATTGAGCAGCGCAGCTTTGCCGAGATCAGTGCGGTGAATCCCTACTGGCCGGCGGACGATCCGGACAGTGAGGTGCTGTATTGGATGTACGACCGCCAGAATAACCCGAGGCAATATGCGGTCTACCCGCCGCAGCCGTCCAGCGGCCAGGGCTATGTGCAGGGAATTTTTTCCCAGTTGCCGGCCGATGTGGCCGAGAACGGGGTAATCACCCTGGGGGACGAGTTCGCCGAGCCGCTGCTGTTTTTCATGCTGTCCAGGGCCAAGGCCCTGGACCGGGATGAAACACTGGACATGGCCATGGCGGAAAAGTTCCGCCGGGCCTATTTTGAGCTGCTTGGTGTGCAGGATGAGGCCCGACAGAAGAGCGGGGGGCCGGCCTGATATGGCCCGTCTGGTATTCACCGGTTTCCGGCTGACCAGGCCGGGCACCGATCCGCTGGAACTGCCGGCCGGCTTTGCCGTAACCGCGGTAAACTGCGATCTGCGTAAAAAATCCCTGGCGCCGCTGCCCGGCCTGGGCGCCGGCAGCGTTCTGCTCCAGCCCGGGGATCTGCGCTCCTTCTACGAAATCACGGCCGGCCACTGGCTGGCCTGGACCTCCCCGGTGGAGGTGGTGGAGCTGCCGGTACCGGCCGGCCGCATCGCCTATACCGGCGACGGGTTTCCCAAGCAGACCAACCCATCTCTGGCCACCAGCGGAGATCCGGCCACATACCCGACGCAGATCCGGCGCTTCGGGGTCAAGCGTCCCACGGCGCCGGCCACGGTGGAAATCAATAACCCGGTGGGCAGCGGCACGGTGCTGCGCGAGGTGAGCTATGTTTACACCATGGTGGTGGTGTGGGGGGATCCTGCTGACCTGGACGAAGAGGAGAGCGGGCCAAGCAATCCCACGGCCGTGTTTTCCGTTTACGAAGGAGAGACGGTCAATCTGACCGGTTTCGCCTGGGATGCCGGGGCGGACAATGACTATACCATGATCCGCCTCTACCGGCTGGAGGCTGGCAATACCGATGCCGAGTATGAGTTCCTGGCCGAGATCCCCATCACGCAGGCGGAATACACGGACAACTGCCTGGATGATGCCGGGCCTGACCTGATCGAGTCAACGGACTGGGACTGCCCGCCGGATGACCTGGCCGGGTTGTTTCTATTCGGCAACAATGTGCTGTGTGGGTTTGCCGGCAAGGATCTGTTCTTTTCCCCGGCCGGGGTCTATTTCGCCATGCCGAGAAACTGGGCCAAGCGGGCACAGGAAAACATCGTAGCGGCCGGCTATTTCGACAAGACGGTGGTGTTCGTGACGGCGGCCAGGCAGTACCGGGCTACCGGCACGGATCCGCAGTATATGGACCAGGATTCCAATGAATACAGTCATGGCTGCGTTTCCAGGTCAAGCCTGGCGAGCTACGAGGGCGGTGTTTTCTATGCGGCCCGGGATTTCCTGGTGCTGGCCCATGCCGCCGGCAACACCGAGGTAACGGTCGGCATGTATACCAAGGAACAGTGGCAAGCCCTTGGTCCGCAGAATATGCACGGTTTTTTTGTGGATGGCCTCTATTGCGGGTTTTTCCTCGGCACGGCGGCCGGCATCGTGGTGGATCCGGTCAACCTGGACGTACAGCAGATTTCGTTCGGCAGCGCGGTATTTCGCGGCGGCCGCTACCACCGGGGAACCAGGACCCTGCAGCTGCTGCTGGAGGAGGGTGGAGAATTTGCCGTGTATGACTGGCAGGCGGCGCCGGCCGCCCCTCTGACCAACCAGTATACCAGCGGCCCCCAGCTGCAGCCGGCCAATGCGTCCTGCTCCTGCGGTAAGGTGCTTGGCGATTTTTCAGGCGGGGCCACGGTCACGCTTTCCGTGCTGGTGGACGGCGAAGTGAAGGCGACCCGTGCCATTGCCGCCGCCGGGCAATTCAGGCTTCCCATGGGCTGCAGCGGCAGTCAATGGCAGGTGGCATTGAGCGGCACGGCCAGGATCGACGCGGTGTTGCTGGCCGGTTCGCCCGGAGAACTGCGACATGGCCAGTAAACCCCTGATCAAGGCCCTGCCGCCGGTACCCAAGACCGGAGACAAGCCGTTGCTTGACCTGCTGGAGGCCATCAAGTCGTTACTGGAGGTGCGCGAGGGTGTCGGCCACACCAACATGCAGGACCGCAATGTAACCTTCGCAGACCTGCAGCAGTACCATGCCGGCAGCACCTTCAAAAGCTCATTTGTCGAGGGGCCGCGAGGCTATCCGGCCATTGTTCCCAAGCCGCCAACCAGTCTGGTGGTAGCCGCGATCGGGGTCACCAGCCGTAAGTTTACCTGGACCTGGCCCCTGGACAGCAAGGCGCTCGATGCGGTGGAGGTCTGGCGTTCCTGGACCGCGTCCAGGTCGGAGGCGGCGCGCATCGCCCTGATTACCTTCCCGGTCGCCGAATATTCCCTCGGCGGCTTCCCGGCCGATACGGCCGCCTATTTCTGGATCCGGATTCTGCGCGGCTCCAGCTATTCCCCATGGGAGCCCCCGGACGCCCAGGGCGGCTATGTGGTGGCGCCGGCCGACATCCCCACGGTCAACGATCTGATGAATGAGTTGACCCAGATGGACCGCTACACCACCAGCTACACCATGATCCTGGATGCCTTCCAGATCCTGCAGCCCAGCGGTGCCGTGCCGGCCTGGACGGCCGGAAGTTACGCCAAGTACGCCAAGGTCAAGCACACCCTGCCCGGGCCGGGCTACAGCTATTATCAATCCCTGACGGACGACAACGCCACCGAGCCGCCCGGCAGCAGCTGGTTGAATATCGATGCGGCGGTGGACCAGCCGTGGCCGACTTTCACCATCGGCAATATCGACGGTATTCCCACCGTGGGGGTGCATGGCGACATGCTCATTGACCATAGCCTGCTGGCCCGCCACATCTCCGCCACGGAGATCTACACGGCCACCATTGCTTCCAGCGATTACGTGCCCGGAGTGGCTGGCTGGAAAATAGATGCGCAGGGGCTGGCGGAGTTCAACAATTATCAGATGGTGATCAATTACGGCGGCCTGACCGGCACGCCCACGTCGCTGGCCGACATCAGCAGCGAGGAGTGGGCGAAACTCGATTCCGGGATTGAGTCGTGGACGGTAACGAATTTTATCGACGCCATCACCCATGCCGCCGATATCGCCGATCTGCAGGACCAGATCGATGGGGCCATTGAGACATGGTTCTACGATGGTGTGCCGGGGCCTACGGTGTTGCCTGAATCAGACTGGCTTGATCCGGATACGCGCATTCTACACAAGGGGGACCTCTACTATGACGGGGCCTCCGGGGTCAGCTATCGCTACTCGTATATTGACGCCGCCTACGAATGGGTACTGCTGACTGATTCCATCGCTGCCGAGGCTCTCGCCCTGGCTGGCGATGCCTGGGATCTGGCAGACGGGAAGAGGCGAATTTTTGTGGTGCAGCCTGCTCCCCCTTACGATCTGCGGGATTTGTGGCTTGACGCCACTGGTAACCCGAGAATCATCCGGCGCTGCACGACGGCGCGGGCAACAGGTGTTTATACCGCCTCTGACTGGACCGTTTTTATCCAGGACGGAGCCCCAGCCGGTACCCTGATCAACGGCGTGCCGGTGGAGGATATCACCGGGGCCATCGAGGACTTTAATGCCGGCAATAACCGTATTGCCACGGCAGTTGTTGCGCCTGCCGTGGCGGCCGACGGGACGGCAATTGACCACGCTCTGCAGAGCAACGCTTCGGCGGATATCTCGTTTGAGTGGAGCTGGTCGGGCGCTGAGGGGGATATTGACGGTTTTGTTGTTTATACCCATCAGGATACGGCCGCCACTGCCTATGTCTGCGGAACAACGCCGGCGGCGGAGACAGCCTATGTCGTACCGTCCCACAAGCGGGCCTTTGTGTTGTTCGGCGTGGCGCCGCAGCTTCATTATACATTCGGCGTGCAAGCCTACCGCCGGGTGGATCAGGATATCAATGCCGGCGGCCTGATCCAGTCCGCCATCGTGCAGTCTGCCGTGGCCGGCGAGAACCCCTACCGGCCCGCCGCCAGTGTGGCCTATGAGGGCGATGTGATCGGCACTATCGACGGTATGCCGGCCAGCGAGCTGGTACAGACGGCGGTTGATGCGGAAGCGGCAGCCGCACTGGCCCAGGCGGCGGCGGATGAACGATGTACGACGTTCGTGCAGGCGGAAGTGCCAGTGCCAAACTTTGTCAACGATTACTGGATCGACAAGGGGTCTGAAAACGTCGTGCCCTTTGCCGAAGATCTGGAAGATCCGTATTGGTACTGCGCCAACTCCACCCTGGTGCCTGCCGCCATTGCCGGACCGGCAGGAACGGATGGGGCGCTCGACGCATACAAGATTGTTGAAAACCTCGATACCGGGGTGCAGCACTATTTCGGAAAATCATTTTTCGATTTTGAGGCCGGGACACACTACCTTATCACCTGGTACTTCAAGGCGGCGGAACGTCACCACGTCCGCCTATTTCTCGCCGCCGCCGTTACCGGAGAGCCATATTCCCAGCGGGTCAGTTTTGATCTGTCTAATGGGGAGATCACGGTCATTGGCACGTCCCCCCCACAGTATTACGCGATGGAGGATGTCGGTGACGGCTGGTATCGGTGCGCCATCGGCCATATGGCGACGATTTCCGCGTCGCAATGGCTGGCTCTGTTTTATCTGGAGTCCACGGCGGGGATTGCCAGCTACAACGGCGACGGGGTATCCGGCCTGTACTGCTGCAAACCGATGGTGACTGCCACCGCCGCACCCTATGCCAGCCCTACCAGGTATGTGCCGACTGACGGGGCGGCGGTCAGCACGGTTGACGGCAACAAGCCCTATCGCTGGGACGGCACGGTGTGGGAGTCGGCGCAGGATTACGGTATTTCTCAGGCCATGCTTGATGCAGCCGTTGCCCAGGCGGCAGCAGATGATGCGCAGCTGGCGGCGGATACGGCGCAGGATGCAGCGGATACAGCCAATACTAATCTGGCCGATATCGCCTCTGATGATATCCTGACCCCGGACGAGAAGCCACGGGTGATCATGGACCGGGACGTGATCGTAGCGGAACAGGCGGGCATTGACGCCCAGGCCGCGGCCTATGCCATCACCGCGGAGAAGACGGCTTACGACACGGCGGTTTCGTCCCTCGCCACCTACCTGGCCACCCTTACCGCTCCGGTGCTGTGGTCTAACCTGACCGGCAACACCACCATCGCCGGCAGCGCCTTCCGGGCCGCGTTTGCCGCCGTGTA